CATGTGGGTAACGCGGGCACCCCAACCCAACCCCCCAGATCAAAGGACCATGAAAAATGAAGGTCAACCTTCACCCCAAGCGCTTCAACGTCGAAGGCATCCAGTGGCCAGCCAGCGACCTGGCCACCGTCAAGGAGGTCTACGACCACGCCACCGCCACCTACGGAGACAAGGCCCGCGACCTCCTCGAACGCAGCGGCAACTACCCCATTGGCGCGATCAGCCTCCTCATGCTCGCCGCCGACCAGCGCAAGGCCACCGAGCAGGCCGCGGATCCCACCCTCAGCGAGCAGGCCCTCGCCCAGACCGTCCGCGAACAGCGCGACACCATCGACACACTCACAGCAGAGCGAGACAAGTTCGAGAAGTGGTGGAAGGAAGCCGCCGACCGTGGCGCCCACATCCTTGCTGAACTCTGCCAGCGCGAGGAGAACGCCGACCAGATCACCGCCCTCGAATCCATCCTGCGCGCCGTCACTGCCACTGCCTACGGGCGGGCCCGCATGTACTCCCACGACCTCTGGGCACTCCCGAACGGCACCGTCGTCCGCGACGAAGCCGGGCGAGCATGGACCCGTATCGACAACGAAGACGGCGGAGTCTGGGCCACCCCCACCAGGGACGACACCCTCTCCTCCAATGACCTCGCCGAGGAGACCACGGCCTGGATGGCGTGGGTGGCCGACAAGTGACCCGCCTCGACCACGTTGGTGGCGACGGCGTGGATGTCGGTGACGCGGCCGAGTTCCTGTGCGCCGCCGCTGACTACCAGGACAGCGAGGCCGCGGCCCTCGATGAGCGGGACCGGCAACGCCGCGGGGCCGGCCGGATCGACGCCCACACCCCCTGGGGCGCCCTCGGCCAGCACGCCGCACACCGGGCCAGGCTCCTCGAGACCCTCGCCACCCTCCTAAGCGTCGATGCCGACGCACTCACCAACGGCATCTAACCCCCCCCAACCTCCCCGAAAGGAACACCCCATGACCACCAGCACCCTCTTCCTCTGCGAGTCCCAGTGGATCCCCACCTGGGGGCCGATCGGCCTCCGCCGGGTCCGCAAGCTCGAGCGCGCCGGCTGGGAGCACGTCGGTTCCCTCCCCACCGGCCTCATCCGCCGCGACCACTGCCTCATCCGCATCACCGAGGAGGGCGACCAGTGAGGACCGTCATCGACTGGGGCATCCCCCAGCACTGCGTCGCCTGCGGGGTCCTCATGCGCCCCCGGAACGCCGACGTCGAAGACTGGCCCGGCAGTCGCCCCCACCAAGGGAAAGGCTGCTGCTCGAAGTGCAACAACGCCCGCCGATCCGAAGCTAGGCGCAGGCGGCAGGGTATCCAGCCCCGCCCCAAGCGGAAACGGAACCCCACCGTCGCCGAGTTGGCGGCCGCCGGCCACCCCTGCGTCGAGCCCGCTCCTATGCCATCCCGAGTGAGGACCTACCCGCTATGACCGCCGTCGTCACCAAACCGGGCATCTACCGCGACCTCGACGAGCGGGTCTACCACGCAGACCCGACCGGGCACCGCTCCCTGTCCTCCACTGAGGCCAAGCTCCTCCTGGAAGCCCCCGCCTTGCTCCACCACTACCGGCAGTCGCCGAGGGCTCCCCGCCCCGAGTTCGACTTTGGGAGCGCCGTCCACTCGCTCGTGCTCGGCGTGGGCGCGCACCTGGAGTGCTACCCGCAGGATGTGCTGTCCGCGTCCGGTTCGACGGGGACGAAGGCGGCCCGCGAGTGGGCTGAGGCCGTCCGCGCCGACGGCGGGATCCCGTTGAAGGAGGACGTCTACGACGCCATCCACGACTGCGCATCCGCCGTCACCGAGCACCCCCTGTGCCGTCGCATCTTCGCCGACGGAGACCCGGAGGTGAGCGTGTTCAGTGAGGACCCCGGCACCGGCGTGTGGATGCGTGGCCGCCTGGACTGGATCATGCCCCCCGCCGGCGGGGACGGGGCGCACGTCCTGGTGGACCTGAAAACCACGGACGACGCCCAGCCCGACGCCTTCACGAGGGCGGCAGCCCGCTACGGCTACGACGTGCAGCGAGCCTGGTACCGGCGCATCTGGCGTGACCTCACCAGCGAGGACGCCCGCTTCCTCCACGTCGTCGTCTCCAAACGGGCCCCCTACCTCGTGAGCGTCTGCGAGATGGATTGGAGCTTCGACGACCTCGGGAAGGTGAAGGTGGAGAAGGCGCTGCGCCTGTACCGGGACTGCCTCGAATCGGGGGACTGGCCTGGTATTCCCGCCGAAGTTCACCAAATCTCTGCCCCCGCGTACTACCTCGACTCAGACAAGGACTAACCCCATGGCCCTCAAGACACGTAAGCCGACCGGGCAGGTCTCCTGGCCGTTCCTCCTCCTCGCCGGGGCTGAGAAGTCCGGCAAGTCCTACGCCGCCGCGGCGTTCAGCGCGAGTGACCTCATCGGCCGCACGTTCTGGATCGAGGTCGGCGAGAGCGACGCCGACATGTACGGATCCCTGCCGGGCGCACGGTACGAGATCGTCGAGCACGACGGCACCATGGCGTCCATCCTCCAGGCCGTCCGCGACGCCAGCGCCGAACCCGCCCGGGCTGGGAGGCCGAACTGCATCGTCGTCGATTCCATCACCAACGTCTGGGACATGCTCATCGGCGAGCAGGAGGCCGTCACCATCCGCCGCGGCAAGTCCTCCATGACCATCGACCAGTGGAACACGGCGAAGCGGCAGTGGCGCAAGCTCGTGACCGCCCTCAACTCGCACCCCGGCCCCGTGCTCGTGACCGCCCGCCTGGAGCAGGTGACGGTGATGGCGAACGGCCGGCCGACGACGGACAAGACGTGGAAGGTCCGCGCCGAGAAGTCCCTCCCGTTCGAGGTGACCGGTACCGTGGAGATGCGGGCACCGGGCGAGACCTACCTGACGGGGCTGCGGTCTTTGAAGGTGAAGGCCGCCCAGGGGCAGCACCTGCCGATTCAGGGGTTCACGGTGGATGGGCTCATGCGTGACCTGGGCGTGGACGGTGGTGCACGCCGCCTGACCCCGGCCGTCGAGCAGCCCCAGCAGTACCCCGACCCCACCGACCTCTTCCAGGACGGGGGGCAGTGAGATGGGCGCACGCGACTTCCTGTGGCTCTGCCTGTTTGCCTTCGTCGCAGTGTGCGTGATCGGCGCGTTCATCGCCATCGCCATGCTGGTGCGCACCCTAGCGGTCGCGATGTGGGTGAAGTGGCTAGCTGGCCTCGGGCTCTCCTACCTCTGCACTGTCTCCCTCCTCGTCTTGGGGTACGTCTCGGTGGAGGCGAGGTCGCGATGATTCAGGTCATCCCGGTTCGGCGCACCTACTTGTCGATTGCCTGTGACTGGCCCGGCTGTGAGGAGCGGATCGACTTCCCCGAAGGCCCCGACGACGAGGTTCGGAACGCCACTCTCCTCAACGCCGCCCACGCCCTCGCCCGCCGTCTCGGCTGGGAGGTCACCGACGACATGGACGGGGAAGTCGTCTGCCCCAACCACCCCACGGAGGCGGCATAACAGTCCTCCTCACCACCCTCATCCTCATCACCCACACCCACCGGAAGGAACACCAATGACCACATGCCCATTCACTGAGACCGCCAAGGAGATCGCCGCCTATGCGGGGCTCATCAGCGACTCGACGCTCCACTCCGTCTCTCGCTGGCACCTGCGCCTCGCCCTCATCGGGTCGGCGATCATCGGCAAGAATGCCAACGGCGAGGTCACGCCCGAGATCAAGCGGCGCGACGCGATAACGGGGGCGCTGCGTGAGATCGCTGTGGACGCTGCTTCCACCCTCTTCGACTGCGGAGTCGAGGATCCAGCGTCCGCGTTCGTCGCCGAGTATGAGCGGGCGGCGGCCAAGCATCCGGGCATGACCCTGGACGCGGACGGCCACACGGACGAGACCCGCTTCTACGCCCTCGCCGAGGAGGTGGGTGAGGTCGCCGCCAGCCTCACCTACGACAACGCGCAGGGGACCGGCCACAACGCCGACACCATCGCCGAAGTCACCCAGGTCGGGGCACTCGCACTCGCCTGGCTCACCCGCTACCAGGACGGAGAAGAACGGTGAGCGACGTCATCCGCCACACGTGGAGGCCCCGCGACGTCCGTGAATCCCTAGCTCGATACCGGGCCGGGGGAGAGTACGACGGACGCTATGAGACGGCCACTGAGGCCATGGCCGACGACATCGAAGACCTCCTCGAATACGTCGACATCCTGAAAGACAAGATCGCCCGACTGGAGGGCCGATGAGCGACAAGACCACTATCCTCGACAAACTCAAGGAATACGAGCACACCGGCTCCTACTTAGGGGCGATCGAAGACGTCTACGCGCTCATCCACCAGGTCGCCGACCTCGAAGAGGAAATCGACTACCTAAAGGCAGCCGCAGATAGGCGCCCAGTGGGTGGGTATGGCAGCGATCTGCCTTTCGAGACTGTGGTGCTCGATGTTGACGGGGACGCATGGCAGCGCACCCGCTTTGGGATATGGGAGCGTGTCGGCGGCACTGATGACCTCCGAGAAACCCTCAGTCCGAGGTGGGCGCCGTACACCATCATCTACACCCCAAAGGAGAAATCGTGACCCCGTGGGAGATGCTCATGGCTGGTAACGGCGAGATCATTCCGATTCGGGTGATTGATTTCGACGCGGATTCGATCGCAGAATATCTCGCCCCGGCGTGTCCCGATTCGCGCAACCCGAGCGAAAACGTCAGAATATGAACAGCACCCCAGGAAGGAAAAGAAATGGCTGCAAGGCCCCAACTTGAAATGACGGTCACCGGGTACGCGGCCGCAGACCCCGAAATGCGATTCACCCAATCCGGGAAACCCGTCGCAAACGTCAGCGTCCCCTACACGCCCCGCCGATACGACCAGCAGACAGGCCAGTGGGTCGATGCTGGCGACACCGTGTGGGTGCGGGCCAGCGTGTGGGGAGACCAGGCGGAGACCTTCTGTGAGCACGTCCAGAAAGGCCAGCTCCTCACCCTCACCGGCCGGCCGAGCGTGCGCGCCTGGGCCGGGAACGACGGCCAGCCGGCCGCTGCCCTGAACCTGAACGTGGACACCTGGGGGCTGCACCCGAAGCCCACCCAGCACGGCCAGCCCGCGCAGCCGGCGGCGTTCGGTTCGGGGAACGTCCCCGCGGCGGCGCAGGACCCGTGGGGGACCGGGGGCGCCCCCACCGGCGAGCCCCCCTTCTAAACCCAACGGCTAGCCCCGGTCGCTGGGCCGGGGCCAGCCACCACCCCACCCCACCAGAATCCCGCTCAACCCTAGGAGAACCCATGAAACTTCGCCATCTCGCCGCCGCCGTCATTGCCACGGCGGCCCTCGCCCTGGCCGGC